CATCAGGAGCTCGAGCACTGGTATAAAGCCCTGCCCGATGCCAGTTCGCATATTCTCCATCGATGCTTCCCATTGCGCCATTCCCCCAGCAGCTGTCTCACTTTGATCACCGACCAAAGCCATCTTTTCAGCGCCCATCTCCATCACTACTGTGGAGAAGGCCATTTCCTTGGTCAGGTTTTCATCGGCCGCCATCATCTCTTCGATCTTGATTCTGGCTTCGCCAGAGGATATACCGAAGCTGTCCAACCGTGGAATCGACTGGTTGGCCATCATCAAGGCGAAGTTCTCCATCGAGTCTGTGGCATCGCCGCCCATCGCCAGGCCGAGCTGAACGGCCATCTCTGACATTGCCGCCGTCTCTTCTGAGGTCTCGGTCAGCCCCATCAGCAGGAATTTGTTAGCAGCATTCCAGAGGTCAGTATCGGCTACCATCCCACCGGTAGCCACTCGTAGGCCTTGGGTCACTGCTTCTGTCCCGCCTATTTCAGCAGTCAGGTTCTCGAAGGTCATTCTAGTACCTTCGAAGGCCGCAGCCTCAAGGGTCAGCTCTGCGATCTCGGACACCACCAGACCTACCCCGACACCGACAGCCGCGACGGCAGCAACTGCAGCCACCGCGCCCGCAGCCACAGCACCCATCGCCAGCGTACCAGCAGAGCCGAGGCCGCCGAGACCTGACGACACTCCCTCTACTGCATCATCGGCGCTATCTTCCGCGGTCTTCAGTCCTCGCACGAAGTCCGCTGTATTTAGCCCCAATGTTGCCATCATCGCAAGTGCGGTCGCCATTACTGCTCCCTGATATCCTTGCCGCCGTATATCCGATTGAGCATCTCTAGTATTGCGGTGCCGCGCTCTGGGCCTATGTCCTCCAGAGACGCCTCGCCTTCGATCGCCACCTCTGGCCCCTTCCTGAGTTTACGCTCGCCAAGCTCTAACATGAAGTGCTCCACGGTGTAGGCATCTTGATCTTTGCCACGCCACGCGTTGGCTGTAACCGAGGCCATCATTGCCGCTTGCATATCTGACCGCTCAGAGCCGAACGGGTCCAGCCGGTAGAATTCGCACCACTCTGCAAACTCTCGGCTGCTCATTCTCTGTTGAAGTTCAGCAACAGTGCAGCCGAGAGCCAACGCAAGGCGAAACCAGAAGCGCCGCTCGGGGCGCTTGGTCAGTTTTTTGCCAACTCCGCCACGTCTTGCTTCGATAGACCAGACAGACGCTGAGCCACATTGAAGATCCGCTCCAGTGCGCCTGCCGCCTTCTCGCTGACTGCCTTGATGTCCTTCTCGGCGAAGAGCAGTTCGCCATTGTCATCTACCACGCTCATCACTATGATCCGAGCTCGTATGTTCTCGCGGTGCCAGATTTGCTTGGTGCCGCGGTGTTCAACAACCTTCATTTCGAACTTGTCCCGCTGGGCTCCGGTGAGTCCGCGCACAAAGACAGATCCGCCCCACTCGGGCACCTGAACTTCCTCGGTCTTGATATCAGCAACCGCCAGAATCTGGTCGCGGGTCAGCTTGGGCATTTTGCCCTCCTTTTAGGCTAGTGTCGGTTTGCCGGTGACGTTCAGAACCACATCGGCTCGGAGCAGGCCCTTTGACGGGGCCTTCGGTGTGAACTTCTGCACATAGGCTGAGAACGCCCACGTGGTTGTTTCCGGATAGACACATTGGAAGTTGCGTAGGGTCTTGCCTACCAGGTCAGCGATCAACCCTGTGCCAGCATCATGGGTTGACTCCGTCGGCACATACATAACACCGAAGGAGCAATCACCCATTTTCAGATTCGTCGGCCGGTCTTCTTCCCAACCGTCTACTGAGGAGTGCGTGGTTGCATCCTCCATTAGAAGCTCTGGCGCAGGTGGCGTGAGGTCTTGTACCTGAAGAACAGTTGTGAAGTTCTCCGGTGTGGCTCCGTCACCCACCTTGAGTAGCGTGCCCCAAGCAGATATTGCTGTTGAGATTGGCATTGTATTCTCCTTCCCTTACGGGTGGTGGGTAAGTGTCTAGCCTTCTGCGAGCTTCAGGATAGCGAAAGACACGTCAGCAGCCGAAGCTTCCATCGTAAAATACCCATCCGCCTGGCGCCAACCAGCCACTGGGAACGGTCCGAAAGCACAGTACAAGCCTATGCCGACGGCGTAGGTTGTGATAGTTCCGAGCCGGTTGAAACTGTCGATCGCACTGTTCAGTGTCAACGTCTCTGCACCAGCTCCGCCTTCCACGATGATGATTTCGCGGCCTGTGTGCTTGAACCGCGCGCCATCTGCGAAGTCCGCGCCAGCGGCCGTGAATGTGAAGTTTGCTGATAGCGCGGTTATCGGTGTTGCCGGATACTTTGCAATAACGTCCTGAGCAACCAAATCCAAAATCGCCATCTGAAAATCCTCCTATTTTAGGGTCCTCATATTGAGGGCAAATGCTTCGTCTGTATCTTCTCCAACAGTGGGCACCGATACCGTGGTGCCCGAACTGTCGATGATCAATGGCACAGGTGGGCCGTTCAGCTCTGGCGCTGGTTCGGCGAAGTGATCCTGATAGTGCGCCAGTGCTGTTTCTTCGTTCATACAGTCGAACTGACACAGTGTACACTGGTAGGTAGTCATTCCGTGCCAAGTTCCGCGAGTAAACGGCTTTGTCATCGCGCCACTCCTGAAAACCAAACGTCCTGCACAATTTGATATATGCCTGTGGTAGGTTCCGTGAGATCGATTTCGAGCTCTACAAACGCCGCACCAACCATCACAAGGCCCCAAGCGTCCACAGCCAGAATCACCTGGTTGGAGACCGCGGTCGCGTCGCTGTATGTCTCAGCCCAGGTTGTAAATTGAATCCGCGGCTCGGGCACACTGCCTTGATCGTGGCTGTACTCTGGCATGCCACCTATTTTCTGATATGTAACCGCTGGCAGGGTTGGATCCTGCGGAAGCCTCACCGGGTAGAAACGCGCACCTATCAGCGCCGACAATCCAGGATGGCCGGTGAAATAATCAACCAAGTCTTCCGCAAATGCCATTACAAAAGCCCCTCCGCTGCCAGGCTTATCCGGAGCACTGTCTCGAATTCACCTTGTATCGCCGCGCGGTTGTCGTTTAGAGCGGGTCGCAGGTATGGTTTTGCCGGTCGATTGTGGATCCGTCCCCGGGCATCTTTGCCTGCGGACCCGAATTCCACAATCCGAGCATAATCCACGTTAGTGCCCACGGCTACTTCCCCGGCCATGGGTTGCTGCTCTAATACTTCCATATGGATTGACCGCTTCAGGTTGCCAGTAACATACGGGCATTTGATCTTGGCATCGTTCTGCACTATCAGCCCCCCGGATTTGAGAGCAGTAACAATCACTCGCCCGCTTACAGCGCCACCAGCCGCTTTAAGCGCGGCGTGAAAGCTGGCGATATCCATGTCAATCGTGACAGGACCTTCGCTCATTCTACCACCTCTACTCGAAGTCTGGTTGACGCGGCATTGCCATCGTGCTCCACAGCCAAGATATTGTAGTAGACGCCATCAACCAAGATTCGCATTTCTACGGTGATCGTTGGCTCGTAGCTTCGCACTGCAATCATGTGGGAGCCTATAGCCACGGTCTGGTCAGGGCGTCGATCCTCTTTGCCGCTGACCGGCGATACTCTGCACCATATGGTCAGGAAGTCGGCCCATGTGGGCAACGGCTCTCCGTAGGAATCTAGCGCCATCGTGGCATCCTGAACAGTACCCACCGACGGGTAGAAGTTGTATAGGTTCTCCAGCATCCTCGGGTGAATCAAAGTCACCGGAGGGCCTCCTTCCAGATCCGCTCGCGCGCGCTGAAATCATCGACAACCCACTCTGCGATGTCGAAGGATCCGCCGGCGTCGGCCGCATCGTCGTACTCTGCGGACGTGCGGAGTTTGGCCGCCCTGGCCAGCAGTGCTGCGGAGACAGCCGGCCCGTTGGTCGTCAGGTCTAGCACCCTGATAGCCTTCTGGACATACGCCTCAGAAGATGCCAGCGTTTCCAGGCAGCCAGCAGTCCCACGCTTGACGTTGTTACCCTCCATCGTGAGCATAGCCGTGATCTCCTCGTCTGAGAAGAACGCGTCCGCCTCTACCCGGTCTGGGATTAGCAGTCTGACCAGCCCCACGCTCGTAGCCACGTCGTAAGTATACGCCATCAGCTCCTCCAGGCGTTATTCTGGCATCCCTGGCCAGCCAACGAAGCACCGGCCAGGGTTCTTCGCACATCCTCACGCATGACTATGATTGCGCTGCCACTTGTGAGTACGTGTATCGCGGGTCAAGTGGAGTCCCGCCGAAGATATGCCGAACTCGATAGAAAATGTTGTCGGTAGCGAAGTCTCCAGTGAATGCGTTGATCGCTGCGATGCCACCGAGTGCCACTTTGTCGCTGGCT